TGTTGAATTGGCAGTTCCAGAACTAAGAAATAATGAAAATGCTTCTCTGTTTGCAAGTCTTCCAGATTCTAATATCTCCTCAGTAAATCTTTCTGGATCACAATTATCTGTGACTAGACAAATTACTGGAGAAACAACAGATGGAAATGGACAGTTGACATTTGGTTTACCCACTGGTATTACTAGTGCATCATATGCAGCATTTGATCAAGAAAGATATTCCGTACACTATAATGGTGGAGGAATTGGAACAATAACACCCGATGCTTTCAATTTGAATGGAAATACTGTAACTATTGATGGATTGTTACCAAGTCAATCAAGCAATGTTGTTGTAAATGTCACTCTTAAAAAGAATGGTATTCAAAGTAAGATTAAAGAATATACAAGAAGTGCTTTAGAAATTGTAAATCTTTCTACACTTGCTCAATCTGGTGCAGCAACTAGTGATTCAATTAATGATGGATTGACTTATAATCCATATTATGGATTGAGAGTTCAAGATGATCAAATTTCTTTGAATGTCCCAGATGTTGCTAAAGTTCTCTCAATATATGAATCAACAAGTACTGCTGATCCTATTTTAGATAGAATTAAATTCTTATCAATATCTCAAGTAGATACTAATGCAATTATTGGTGAAGATATTATTGGTTCCGATAGTGGAGCTCTGGCAAGAATTGTTCAAAATTCTTCTTCATCAGCAATACCACCAATTCCTTCACATAATATTGGAATTGTATATTTGAATGATCAAACATTCTCAGTAGGAGAAGTTGTAACATTTAAAGAATCTGGAATTATTTCAAATGTAACGCAAATAACATTCGGAAAATATAAAAATATTACAAATAATTTTACCTTAGATAAAGGTCAAAGAAACGAATACTATGATTATTCTAGATTAGTCAGAGTTGGAACTCAGATTCCAGAAAGAAGATTATTAATTGTATATGATCATTACACAGTTCCAGCATCAGATAATGGTGATGTATTTACTGTTCTTAGTTATGATGCAAATAGATTTTCCGAAGATATTCCTACAATTGGACCAGGACGAGTAAGAGCTTCTGATACGTTAGATTTTAGACCAAGAGTTGGAAATTTCTCAGTAACAACATCATCACCATTTGATTTTGCATCAAGAACATCTAATTTTGGAACAGAACCAAAGTTTACCTTAAAACCAGGTGAAGGATCTGTTGTTGGATATGATTTTTATCTTCCTAGAATTGATAGAGTATACATTGACAAATTTGGGACTGTTATTACTAGAAGAGGAGTTTCTTCCATAAAACCAGTTCCACCGGTAAATGAAGATCCTAGTTTAATGCAGTTAGCAGAGGTTAGACTTCCTGCATATCTTTATAATACTGATGATGCTGAAATTAGCATGATAGATAATAGAAGATATACCATGAGAGATATTGGCAATCTTGAAGATAGAGTTGAGAATTTAGAGAGATTTACATCTTTAAGTTTATTAGAACTTAGCACAGAATCTTTAAGAATTGAGGATTCTCAAGGAAATAATAGGTTTAAGAGTGGAATATTTGTAGATAATTTTAATGATCAATCTCTGTCTGATAATAACTTAACGACTACTAATTCTAGTAATGGGGAACTGAGACCAACTGCATTTAGAAATACTTTACAGCAAAAATTAGTTTCATCTGTAGAGCAACCATTAAATCTATTTGATTCTGAGGAAAATTATGATCAGTTAGATCCAAATGTACAAAAAACGGGTAATGTGGTTACGTTAAAATATGATTCGGTTGATTGGTTAAATCAAAGTTTTGCTACTAGAGTTGAAAATGTAAATCCATTCCATGTTATAGAATATAACGGACTAATTCGATTAAAACCAAATAGAGATAATTGGACAAGAACTATTAGACTTGCACCTCGTATAGTTGAAAGAACGATAAGACGAGATCTGGGTGTAACAAACACGATATTTAATTTTGGAGGCCGCCTCGACTTTGATAATGATGGCGGTAATACGATTCAAATAGTAGCAAACCGAATAAGAAGAAGTACAAGTACCAATGTCAATACAGTTCTTGTTTCTTCGGGAGATGAAAAATATATTCGATCTAGAAACGTTTCTTTCTTTGGAACATTATTCAGACCTCTTGCAAGACACTATCAATTCTTAGATAATCACAGTAATTTAGATTTTATTCCAAAACTAATTGAAATTGCAAACTCTAACACTCTAGACAATTATGGTTCTTCTAATGGTGCCTTCCAAAAAGGAGAAACAGTAAGAGTTTATAATGGTGGAAATAGGATAGGAACATTTAGACTGGCAGCATCAAATCATAAAGAAGGAAACTTTAATTCTCCATCACTTACTTACACCACAAATCCATATGTAACATCGGAATCTATACCATCTGGATATAGTCAATCATCCAAAACAATAAATATCGACTTAAATGCTCTGTCATCAGAAGCACAAGGCAGTTTTAGTGGATATTTTGAGAAAGGTGCAAAAATTGTTGGACAAACTAGTGGTGCAATTGCTTATGTAAAAGATTTGAAACTTATTTCTGATATCAATGGTACATTATTTGGATCATTCTTTATTAAAAATCCACACGTAAATCCAGCACCAAATCCAAGAATTTTTACAGGAAAGAAAACATTTAGATTAAGTAGCAGCTCTACCAATCAAACTCCATTACCAGGTAGTAAATTAATCTCTGCTGGTGATACAACTTATACAGCAAGAGGTATATTCCGTGAATTGCGGAGAGTAACTACTATAACTACAACTATAACTTCATCTGCAACAAGAATAATTACTGAGACAGATACAGGTGATCCTCTGGCACAAACTTTCACTGTTGGTAAAGATATTGAGGCACCTGATTTTAGTGGTGACAATGATGATGATAATGGAGTATTCCTAACAGAAGTAGATTTATTCTTTGCATCAAAACCAGCTGGTAATGAACCTGTTACGGTTGAGATAAGATTAGTCGAACTTGGAATACCAACTTTAACTAAAATTGGTGAAGCAAAAACTTTATCTCCTGATAATATCTTTACTTCAGCAGATGCAGAAACTCCAACAAGAGTAACATTTGATCAACCAATTTATCTTCCTCCCGGTCAAGAATATGCGTTAGTTTTACTTGCACCAAATTCAGATCAATATGAAGTTTGGACTGCAACGATGGGAGAAAAAACCATTGGCACTAAAGATCTTCCAAATTCTCAAGCAATAAAATATTCTAGACAATTTGCGATAGGAAGTTTATTTAAATCACAGAATGGTTCAACATGGACACCATCTCAAGAATCTGATCTCAAATTTAAACTTTACAAAGCAAAATTCACTGCAAATACGGGTATTGCACATTTTGGAAATCCACCACTTGATTCAAGTAATGGATATATTCCTACACTCCAAGAAAATGCAATTACAGCATTACCAAAAAATGTAACTCTTGGTATTACTACAATTACTTCTAGTGATCCTTTAGTGAATATTTTGACTGCTGGTAGAAGAATTACCGGTGTAGGAAATAGTTTTGGTACTATTGTTTCTACAGGAAGTAGTGTTACTGGTGTTACAGAAACTGTTGCTGGTTTGGGATATGAGACCGGAACAAGAAATACATCTAATATTTTTGGTTCTGGTAGTGGGTTAACAGTCAATATCAGTGGTGTTGGTGCTGGTGGAACTATTACTGGAATATCAGTTGTTAACGAAGGAACTGGATATCGAAGTGGTGACATTGTTTCTATTACGAATGCATCCGGTCAGGTTGGTAGAGATGCAGTTATTACAGTTACTGCTAGTAGTAATATCGATACCTTATATCTAACAAATGTTCAGGGATCTATACCAGTTGGTGACTTAAAATATGTTGGTTTAGGAAATACTGTAGTTCCTACATCTAGTGATGTATTAACTTCAACAGGAGATGGTGGCATTTTCTCCGGTAATTATTTGCAGGTAGAACATTTTAATCATGGAATGTATGCAAACAATAATAAATTGATATTGAATGATATTATATCTGATACGACACCAACAATATTAACAGAACAACTTTCTGCTACAACCAGTGGTTCTGGAACAATTCAAGTTGAAGATTCTTCCATATTTGAAACTTTTGAAGGTCAAGGTGTTAATTCTACAAATATTGGATATGCCAAGATTGGAGATGAAGTCATTGGATATAGCACCGCAACTTCAAATCTGTTAACTATTACTACTAGAGGAATTGAGGGAGTCGTAGAAACTCACGAAATAGGTGATCAAATAATGAAATATGAGTTTAACGGAATTTCCCTTAGAAGAATTAATGGAATAGTTTACGATATTTCTGATACTGGAATTGAAAGTGATTCATACTTTATTGAAGTTGATAGATCGGCAACATCAACTATTGAAGGAAAGGCAATAGGACTGAATAGAGCAACAGATGGTACATATCCACAAGTATCATTTGGAACTGAATTAATTGGTGGTGGCACTAAAATCAAGGCATCCGAAAATATTATGTTCAATAGAATTAATCCTAGGTTTAATATAATATCTCCAGGGAAAGAAACTTCAGTGTCTTCAAATATTAGAACTACAACAGGAACAAGTATTAGTGGAAGTGAAGTTTCTTTCAACCTTCAAAATACTATAGAACCTGTAATTCCAAATCAAGAAAATGACTTAAGTTCTGTGCGTATAGTTTGTTCTAGAGCAAATGAATTAAATCAATCCACATTTAACAATGTTTCTGGAAGGAGATCATTTAATTCTACAGTAACATTAAATACAACCAATGAAAATCTATCACCAATGATATTCTTAGATGATTCTGTTGTGGAATTTATTTCTGACAATATTAATAGACCCGTAACAAATTATGTTATAGATTCTTCTACAAATTCCAGAAATAATGATTCACATGAATCTGTTTATATTTCCAATTTAATAAGTCTGGCAAAACCCGCATCATCTCTCAAAGTTATATTAGATGCATATAGACCAGATCCTGCAGATATTAGAGTTCTCTATAGTTTGGTTAGAGAAGATTCTACTGGAGTTGAACAAGAATTTGAACTCTTCCCAGGATTTAATAATCTTGAGTCAACTTCTGAAGGATCTTTAAAGGTTATTAATTCCTCATTAAATGATGGAAGACCTGATATTAGAGTTCCGGCAAGTGAAAAAAATCAATATTTGGAATATGAATTTACAGCAAACGATTTGGGTGATTTTAGTGGATATCAAATTAAAGTCGTTATGTCATCAACGGATCAAGCAAATTATCCAATAATTAGAAACTTTAGAACTATAGCATTAAAATGACAAGATTAATAAAGGTTAAGGATCATCCTCATCTTTATCGAGATGAGGATACTGGGGCAATAGTGAGTCATGATACTTCTGGATATAATCAAAGACTTGCATCTATGGAAAGACAAAAGTCTCAAAAAGAAGAGTTGGATGAAATGAAGAAAGATATTGATGAAATAAAGACTTTACTTAAACAATTTATTTTAAATAACTAGCCTAAACAAATAATATAAATAGCTAGAGGTATATTATCATCATAAAATAATGGCCGTTTATGTATCCAATATTGTGATCGAGCAAGGATTTGATTTTGATACATCTTTTCAATTAGAGGATACTAGAACAAATTCTAGTTTAAATTTAACTGGATCAACAGTTTCTGGGCAACTGAGAAAACATTATTCGTCATCTACGTCAGTATCTTTTGGATCTACTGTAACATCTGCTGATTTGGGAATTTTGTCAATCAGTCTAACAGGCACACAATCATTATCCTTGAAACCTGGTAGATATGTATATGATCTAAAAATAACTTCAGCTAACGGTAAAGAGTATAAAGCCGTGGAAGGATCAGCATTAGTAAGAGCAGGAGTAAGTAGGTAAATGCCCAACATAAACGATAGAATTGGTTCTCAGAACGTAATTCGTGTATTATCAAATGCTTCTGCACCACCAACACGATTAATCAATTTAACTGATGTAAACTCATCTTTAAAAACAAAAGATGGTTTAATTTTAGTTTGGGATGTTTCTACCGAAACATTCTTTATGACGGATACTATTGATTCGTCATCTTTGAATATTACTGGTATCGCAACATTTTCAAATACCACTCAATCAATTTCTCCTACAACAGGTGCATTAATTGTTAAGGGTGGTCTTGGAATTGAAAAACAAGTTCATCTTGGTCAAGGTATTACTATTGCGGGAATTTCAACCTTTGCATCTGATTTAGATATTAATGCAGCCGTTGATATTTTAAACGGATTAAATGTTGCAGGAATTACTACATTAGCATCATCTGGTGGTATTACGACTACTGGTGGTGATCTTTACGTCGGTGGAGATCTTTATGTTGCTGATGACATAGTATATGATGAGGCAACAGCAAGAAATTGGAATATAAGTGGAATTGCCACAGTAGGAGTACTACTTGACGTAAATGGATCAATAGATGTAGATGGTATTGCAGAATTTGATTTAGTTAATGTTTCCGAAACTTTAAATGTTGTTGGAATTACTACCTTAGCATCTGCTGGTGGTATTACGACTACTGGTGGTGATCTTTACGTTGGTGGAGATCTTTATGTTGCTGATGATTTAACTTTTGATGAACTCACTGCACGTAATGCTAATATCACTGGTATTACAACAATAGGACAACTGGGAGTTACTAATCTAACAACATTGAATGAATTGAGAGTAACTGGATTATCAACATTTGTAGGAATATCAACTTTCCAAAATAATGTTTTTGTTGCAGGAACACTTGAAGCCGGACTTATTGATGGAGGAGAATACTGATGGCAAAACCAACTACTAGAGAAGAACTTAAAGATTATTGTTTAAGACAACTTGGTGCACCTGTTCTTGAAATTAATGTAGCAGACGAGCAAGTTGATGATCTATTAGATGATACAATTCAGTATTTTAATGAAAGACATTTTGATGGTGTAGAAAAAACATATTTAAAATATAAAATTTCTCAAGAAGATATTGATAGAGGAAGAGGTGCTGGGGGTGGAACCGTTGGTGTAACTACGACTGGTGTCGGAATTGTTACTACTACAGGAACATCAACAAATATTTCAGGTTTGGGCACGGTTACTTCCAATTTTTACGAAACATCAAATTTTATTCAAGTTCCAGACTCAGTTATTGGTATTGAAAAAATATTTAAATTTGATACTAGTAGTATTTCTGGAGGAATGTTTAGTATCAAGTATCAGTTATTCTTGAACGATTTATATTATTTCAACTCTGTTGAACTGTTGCAATATGCAATGACTAAGACTTATCTTGAAGACATTGATATGTTGCTAACAACTGATAAACAAGTTAGATTTAATCAAAGACAAAATAGATTATATCTTGATATTAATTGGGGATCGCAAACAGTAGATAACTACTTAGTTATAGAGTGTTACAGAGCACTAGACCCTGAGAGTTTTTCAAAAATATATAATGATAGTTTTGTTAAGAGATATTTGACAGCAGCAATTAAAAAGCAGTGGGGGCAGAATTTAATTAAATTCCAAGGTGTAAAACTTCCGGGTGGACTTGAACTAAATGGAAGAGCAATTTATGAGGATGGTCAAAGAGAATTGGATGAAATAAGACAGAGAATGACATCGGATTACGAATTACCACCTATGGACCTGATTGGGTAATACTCATGACATTAAATCCGTTTTTTCTACAAGGATCTCCCAGTGAACAGTTTCTCGTTCAGGATTTAATAAATGAACATTTGAAAATGTTCGGAGTTGAAGTTTATTATTTGCCAAGAAAAATATTTAAAACCGATGATATTATTCGTGAGATTCAGTCATCAAAGTTTGATGATGTTTTTTTACTTGAAGCATATATTAATAACTTTGATGGATATGCTCCTGATAGTGACATAATGACCAAGTTCGGTTTAAGATTAAAAAATGAAATAAGTTTGACAGTATCCAGAGAAAGATATGAAGAATTTATTGCACCATTTTTGGAAGGAATTAGTTCCGGAATTAGAGAAGGTTTGATTACAGAATATGATTTTGCAGATTTAATTACCAGACCAAAAGAGGGAGATTTAATTTATTTTCCACTTGGTGAAAGATTATTTGAAATTAAAAGGGTTGAGCATGAAAAACCATTTTATCAATTAGGATCAAGTTATACTTATGAGTTAAGTTGTGAACTTTATGAATATGAAAATGAACTTATTGATACTGCTCTTGAAGAGGTTGATAATACTGTAGAAGATGAAGGATATATTACATCACTTACTCTTGTCAGTTCCACTGCCACTGCCACTGCCACTGCGGTTGTTTCAACTGGAGGTGTTTCAGAAATATTTTTAAATAATGATGGTTCTGGATATACATCTACACCAACCATAACATTTTCGGCACCAGAATCAGGACTTGCAGCTACTGCAGTTGCCATTACTACTAGTGTTGGAAATGTAAAGTCTATTAAAAGAATTGAAATTACAAATTCTGGTATTGGATACACAGTTCCTCCAACAATAACATTTTCTGGTGGTGGGGGTTCTGGAGCAGCTGCTACTTGTTCTGTAAATAATTTAGACTTTAATTTAACTAGGGTTGAAATTACAAATCCAGGAAATGGATATACTTCTCCACCAAATGTAACTATTGGTGCACCTGACGGAACTGGAATAAATGCAATTGGTATTGCAAGTCTTTCTAGTGATGGCAAACTCAATGCAATCAATATAATTAAATCTGGTTCTAGATATACCTCATCTCCACCTATCAGTGTTACAGGACCTTCTACTGTCGGTGTTGGTACGTTTATTTACAATGAATTGATAACTGGTGAATCCTCAGGAATAACAGGAAGAGTTAGGGACTTTAGAACAACAGTTTCAGTAACACCTGGAACTCCTCCTATCACTCATCTCAGAGTATCACTAAATACTGGTAAGTTTAATGTAGGTGAAGTTATTGTTGGATCCATTTCATCTGCTAGATATGTTGTTAAGAACTATGATGATGAAAGTTACGATAATCCATATGATGTTAATGAAGAAATTCAGTTAGAAGCTGACGGTATATTAGATTTCACAGAATCAAATCCATTTGGTAATTATTAATGCTAGGAACTTATTTTTATCACGAAATTATAAGAAAGACTATTATTTCTTTTGGAACGTTATTTAACAACGTTTCAATTCGTCACACTAAAAGTGATGGTAGTATTCTTGATGAAACAAAAGTTGGTCTTTCTTATGGACCAATGCAGAAGTTCTTAGCAAAAATTCAAGAACAAGAACAGTTATCAAAATCGATTGCGATCACTCTTCCTAGAATGTCATTTGAAATGACTTCTATACAATATGATCCTACAAGAAAAACTGGTGTAACTCAAACATTCAAAGTCAATGATACTTCCGGAAACACGAAAAAAGTTTTCATGCCAGTACCATATAATATTGGATTTGAACTTAATATTTTCAGTAAGTTGAATGATGATGCTCTTCAAATTGTTGAGCAGATACTTCCATTTTTTCAACCATCATTTAATCTAACAGTTGATCTTGTTAATTCTATTGGAGAAAAGAGAGATATTCCAATCATACTTGACAGTATTGATTTCCAGGATGATTATGAAGGTTCATTTCAAACAAGAAGAGCACTTATCTACACACTAAGATTTACTGCAAAAACATATCTGTTTGGTCCAATTGCAGAAAGCACTGATGGTCTCATTCGTAAGGTTCAGGTTGATTTGTATGCAGATACAAATACCCAAACTGCAAAGCGTGAAATGAGATACACTGCAGTTCCTGATCCAATAAATGCAAATCCTGGAGATAATTTTGGATTCACTGAGAGTTGGGAATTTTTAGGCGACTCTAAAGATTATAGTCCTACTAGACAAGAGGATATTTGATTGTTATGAATAATAATTATGATTCAATCGATGAGGCTCTGAATATTGATAGTGATATTGTAGAGTCAAAACCAATCAAAAAACCTGAGATTATAAAATCTAAGGATGATGATATAGAGAAAGATTATGTCTATAGTCGTGCGAACCTCTACTCCCTCATAGAGAAGGGTCAGGAGGCAATCAATGGCATTATGGAGGTAGCAGGGGAAGGAGGCAGTCCAAGGGCATACGAGGTCGCAGGGCAGTTGATTAAGAGTGTTGCTGATACTACTGATAAGTTAATTGATTTACAAAAGAAACTTAAGGATGTAGAAGACGAAACTAAAAAGACCACAAATAATGTTACTAATAATGCAGTGTTTGTTGGATCGACATCAGAACTTCAAAAAATGCTCAAGCAAGGTTTTCTAAATAATAAAGAATAGACTACTTTTCATCGATGAAAAAGTGTAAGCAAGGATATTATTATTGTTATACTGATAAGAAGTGTAAACGAATTCCATTGGGATATCGTGTTGCATCTGGTGGATATCTTCGCAAAGAAAACGGAGAAGAATCTGGAGAAGATGGTGATAATAATGGAAACGGCAATGGGAATGGTGGAAATGGTAATGGGAATGGTGGAAATGGAAACGGTAATGGTGGTGGAAATGGTGGAGGAGTAAGTGAAGGCACCCTACATAAGTGGTTCAAAGGTTCCAAGTCTAAAGATGATAAAAGCGGGTGGGTCAATGTCGTCACAGGTGGGACTTGCGCTAGTGATGAACCAGGAGAAGGAACACCAAAATGTGTCTCTTCAGCAAAAAGAGCAAGTATGAGTAAGGCAGAAAGACTCTCTGCTGCCAGAAGAAAGAAAAAAGCAGATCCAGGTCAACAGCAAAAAACTGGTGCTGCAAAACCAACCTATGTTGCTACTGACAAAAAGAAAATGAAAAAAGAAGAAATGGAATTGTTAGAATATAGTGGATTAGTTAGATCTGGCATTAAGGTTGCTGGAAAAAGAGGTGGTAGAGCAGTACAGGGTGGATTAAAATCTGGTAAAACTGCAACTAAAAATGCAATACAAAAGAAGGAAGCAGGAAAGGGAGAAAAAATTGGTAAAGTTATTGGTGGTGTCGTTGGTGGTATAGCAGGTGGTGCTGCTGGTGCAGGAGCTGCATCTATTGGAACTGGAATTGTTGGTGGTGAAGTGGGAGAAAGAGTAGGTGGTGCTATTGGTAGAAAATTTGATAAGAAGAAGAAAGAAGAGGTAACAGAAGCAAAGGATAAAAAAGGTAAAGGTAGTGGCACAAAAGATGCCTGCTATCATAAGGTCAAGTCTCGTTATTCTGTGTGGCCTTCTGCTTATGCTTCTGGAGCATTAGTCAAGTGTCGTAAGAAGGGTGCTGCCAACTGGGGCAATAGCACTAAGAAAGAGTCATATGAATTATCAAACTGGAGAGATGACTTCGAAGCAACAGAATATGAATTTGTTGACCTCATCAAACCAGAACCAATTAAAGGTGGTCAAGAGCAGATTGATGAAGGACAGAAGTGTTGGAAAGGATATGAGAAGAAAGGAACCAAAAAGATGTTTGGTAAAACTTATAATAACTGTGTAAAGAAGGAAGGGTATGATGTTGGTGATGTTGATCAAAAAATTGGTGCCGTAACTCCTATTCCTAAAGATGAAAGAGAAGCAGCAAAACAAAGATTACTTGCTAAGGCAAAGGCAAAACGTGAAAAAATGAAAGAAGAAAAAGAAGAATCTAAAGTCGGTGGTGGCAACTTGAAGAAACTTACGGCAAAAGCAGTAAGAAGAGTCGATGCCGATGTTGATGGTGATGTAGATACTGATGATATGAAATCGTCAGAAACTGGAGAATTTGTTCCTTCACCAGATGGAAAGAAAAAATTAAAACCAAAGGTAAGATTTGAACAATCTGACTGGAAAAATGAACTTGAAGAGAAAGCAAAGGATTGTTGGGACACTCACAAGAAAGTGGGTATGAAGATGAAAGGTGGTAAATTGGTAAACGATTGCCGTCCAAAAAATGAAGAGACGGAAGTTTTGGAAGGAGCAGCATGGACAAAAAAGTCTGGTAAAAATAAATCTGGAGGACTCAACGAAAAAGGACGTAAGTCTTATGAAAGAGAAAATCCTGGTAGTGATCTGAAAGCACCTAGTAAAAAAGTTGGCAATCCCCGTAGGAAAAGTTTTTGTGCAAGAATGAAGGGAATGAGAAAGAGACAAAAACCTTCTAATAATACTGGTGATGATAGATTGTCTAAATCATTAAGAGCTTGGAATTGTTAATTTGATTTTATGAGTGACGTATATCTTGGTAATCCATTATTAAAAAAAGCAAATACTGCGATTGAGTTTACAGAAGAACAAATTATTGAGTTTCTAAAATGTAAACAAGATCCAGTTTATTTTGCAAACAACTATATTAAAATTGTTTCTCTTGATGAGGGTTTAACACAGTTTCATCCGTATCATTTTCAAGAGAAACTAATTCATAATTTTCACAACAATAGATTTAATATCTGCAAGATGCCACGACAGACTGGTAAGTCTACTACTGTGGTATCATATCTTTTACATTATGCACTTTTCAATGACAGTGTAAACATTGGTATTCTGGCAAACAAAGCATCTACTGCTAGAGAATTGTTAGCAAGATTATCAACCGCATACGAAAACTTGCCAAAATGGATGCAACAAGGTATTCTGGTATGGAATAAAGGAAATATAGAACTCGAAAATGGCAGTAAGATATTGGCATCTTCTACGTCTGCAAGTGCTGTCCGAGGCATGTCGTTTAACATCCTCTTCCTCGACGAGTTTGCGTTCGTTCCAAACCATGTTGCAGACTCGT